GAATCTCCCATGCTTGTATCTTCAATAGTTTCAGCAGTACTCTCTAATGAAAATGATCTTAGTTCTCCTAAGGTATCACTTCCAATTTTGATAGTACCTTCTGAGCCTGTGTGTGTTGCCATTGGTTATCTCCGTTGTTAGTTGTTAAGGTGTACCAGCAGTGTAAGTGTACATGACTCTTACTACCACTCGTATTCCACCGATAGGAAACAAAGTACCTTCGTCTGTAGAAACTTCCACGACTTGAGTTATCTTTGCGTACCCACCTCGTGTTCTATCAGATTCTAGTGCAGTTTCAATCGTTGAAATTAGTTGATTTCTTTTTGTGTCAATATTGGTATCACTACCCTTCACAAATCCTACAATAACAAAGTCTGCAACACCTTGCCTTGTAACAGTTGAAGAGGTCATAGTTTCGTCTGTTCTAAGTTCGTTTCCTGACTGAACAAATACTGCTGGATATTGTTGTTCAGATAATTCATCTACATCAAAAGGTTCTCTAGTTACTTTCTTTAAAGTAATAGGAGATGATACTGCACTTAATACAGTAATAATATTTTCAGCTATGTTTTCTCTTATGCTCATATTAGTTTAGATACCTTTTTAAACTCTTTAGCAAAGAAATTAATTAAAGTCTTGTTTTCTTTATCTCCAACAGCAAAAAAAGTTCTTTTCTTTTGATTGCCTACTGCTTTAATACTTTGTGCCTTACTAGCAAAAAATAAAATAGCTTGTTTAGAAGTAGATTTTTGTGTCATGTTAGATAACATATTGCCTGTAAAATTAAGATCAGGAAATCTTACTTGTCTTCCTTTTTCTCTTCTAAATGCTTTATACTCAGGTGTATATGGTTTAAAGTTTGTACCATCTGCATCTTTACCTCTTTGAGTTCTTTGCTTGATTAAACCTAATAAAAATTCAGCAGTTCTGCCTAAAGCTATTTGTATTTGTTTAGGGTTCTCTCTTATTTGTTGATCTAATTTTCTTCTTAATTTACGATCATCAATCTTAGGGGTAATCTTCATCTGATTAGTCTGAGTCTTTCGTAAGGCTCTTTCTCAGCGTTAGATATAATAGAATCATTATTATCATCATATTCAACACCATCTCTAAGTACCTCAGAAAATTCTGCATAATAAGCTTTTTGGTAATAGTCTAGCATTACTTGAAACCTATCTTTATTGTCATCGCTATTAAACTTAGTTAATTGTGGAGTAGCATAAAAGCCTATCACTCTGAATACAGAACATCTTTTCCATTGTGCATCTGTTAGCTTACTTCCGTCCATTTCAATAGTAGTTAATGTTGTAATATCTCTTTGAGTATTATTGACATAAATACCCCACCATTTGTTTCTTAAATCTCTTTCAATATCTTCTCTTGCCTGTGCGTGATAATTATTAGGGGAAGAAAAACTTGCCACACCAAACTCTAGTATGTCAGGTTGGTAAAATTGTAAATCTGTGTCATTAGAAAAATCTGCCATGTTTAAATCCTTATTAGTAGAAGGTGGGGATTTTACTCCCCACCATTATTAGCATTAATATTATAATGCTGAGTCTACAGTTACTTTAACTCCGTAATCGTTTTTAACGATACCTTGTCCAACTGTCATAGAAGCTACGATCTCAGTTCCTCTAATTGAAGCATCTCTTTGAGTTTCAATTTTAAGGTCAGATTTCATAGCTAAACCGATAGAAGCTGGGTGGAATACTGCACCAACTGAGTCATCATTAACATCAATAGCTAGGTTTGCGTTTTCATAAACATCAATACCAGCTACTCTGCCAATGAAGCCATCTCTCATAGCTTGGTTTCCTACATCAGAAATTGCATTTGCATTTGTGTTGTAGCCAGCGTTAGTTAAAACTTTCTTCAAGTTAAAACAAGCTTTAGGATTGAATACAGCGTAGTAAGGTGCTGGTATATTCAATGATCTTAAAGTTGCTTGTGCTTTGAATAAAAGTTCAGGAGTTAGTTCAGTTCCCGCCGCACCTACATCAGTAGAGAACGAAGTGAACAAAGCCGCTAAGTCTGAATCAACTTTTTTAGCTAAACCATCTCCAAATAGTTTTCCGATATCTGCACCAACATTTCTTGAAGCAGAATCTCTACCCAAGTCAGTAAGTGTAGTCATCACACCGATTTCACTTGCAGTAATATCAACTGCTGTTGGATCAATCGCTGTGTTTGCTAGGTCAGTTCCTTCTGCAACTGCCGCCGCCGCTATCGCACCATATACTGGTACTTGAACAGTTTTACCTTGTCCGTTGATTGCGTATGTAGTTACTAGCGGACGCATTACTGAAGTTTCTTGAAAAGTGAAGATAGCTTCTTGTATTACGTCTGTGTATAGTTCTGCTAGTGTAGAACTGGTTGTTTCGTCTGCCATTGTATTATTTCCTTATGGTTAGTTGTTAATTATTAAGTTTGCCTTCAACCCACCACTCTCTCTTTGTCTTTTGTGTTCTGCATAAATCTTACGATCTTCTGCTTTGTTCAAATCCAAATCAGCTATATTAAAAGGCTTAAGTGTATCGCCACCAATCCCACTCTTTGAACCACTGCCACTAGGGGTAGCATTCAAGTGATGCGGATTGTTATTTAGATACTCAGCAACTAAATCATTTACAGTCATTAGGTCGCCTTTTTCATTGTATCTTGGAGTTCCATTTTCAGAAACTACCTCAACACTACCTGAGTCATTTAACTTAACGGATTGTCTTAATAAAGATTTAACTTCATTAGGATTAATCGCTTTAAGTACTGAAGCAGTATTGACTAATGTTTCATCAATTCTAATCTTCTGTAACTCAGATTCCAAAGCAGATATTTTAGTATCTTTCTTTGATACTGTTTCTTTCAAAACTTTATCAAATTCGCCTCTTTGTAAAGCGAGTTCTTGCTCCTTCTGTTTCTTTTCTTCTAAAAGCTTTTTAGCTTCCTCTAAATCAAGTCCATCAAGCTTAGATGATACAGTCTTTTTATATCTGTCTAATCTTCTTTGAACTATTGCTTCTACTTGATCTTCAGTAAATGCTTTAGATTCAACTTTACTTTCAGTTTCCTTAGAAACTTCAGGTTTTGTTTCCACATTATTTTCAGTAGCTTGTGTTTGCTCTACCGAGTTATTGTTCTCGTCCATGTTTTACTCCTTAATTTTAATTACCGAGTTTGTCAATCTAATTTGTAGTTTCCTTCTGAATCTACCCAATCAGGATTGGTAGGTTGCCAGTGGTGTCGGCAATTATAACCACCTCTGACAATAAATGGATCGCCTTGTGCTTTACCCTTCCAAGTTTGGCTACTCCAAGTATCTCTTATTTGCTCTTCTGTAAAAACTTTATTTACATTTGCTCTACAAAAAGGTCTGCTATCTCTTATAATAGTTCCTGTGTATTTGTAAGATGTTAATCCTAGTTCGTCTGCTCTATACTTGGCAAATTGTCCATCAAAACCCATTAATGAATCTTGGACTAATTGTGTTGCGTATCTTCTAAAGTTATTACCCAACCTATCTCTACCATAGATAGTATTTAATCTTTCGGTAGCAGTCTTAACTTCTTCTGCTTTATCAGGATTGTTAGTTATAAAATCTACTAACTCTTGTGCTTCTTCATCATTACTAGATTGATAGACTCCATTAATCTTACCTCTTAGATCAGCTATCATTTGTTCTGTAGGTTTTCCAGTGAGTGTAGAGTTATAAACTTCTTGTGCTAATTCATTTGCAAACTCATTACCTAAATCTTCAAAGGGTAAGTATGCACCTCGTTTTAATTGTTGAATAGTAGTCAAATCTAATTCAGTAATCTCTTTGAACTCTTTAGGAATAGGATATTCTTTAAAGGTAGCCAACAACCAACTAGCAGACTTATCATACTCAGCTATATTAGTTTGTACTGTTGTTAAATAAGTTTGTTCAATAAGCTGTTTAAGTTTAGGTCTAAGTTGTAAAGCTAAAGTAGTTCTTAATTTTAAACTACCTCTCTTGGGATCAATCTTACTTGCTTCTGCAATAACTAAGTTTTCTAACTCTTGTAAAGACTTTTGTAATCGTTCTACTTGAGTATCAGATAAGTCAGTAACTCTAACCTGTCTATAATCTCCTAACTTTTCCAGTAGGTCTTTAGCCATATTAAACTGTTGGAGTTTCTATCGGTGTCTGAGGGAACTCTCCAAGCCTTGTATTTGATTGATCTATTTCTTCGTCAATTTGAGATAAAGTATCATCATCTTCAATTACAGTTCTAGCTATTTGTTTATCTAATTCTTTTGTGAAAGTATCAGACTTAATCATACTTGCTTTAGCTTGTTGTAATACTTCTAAATCAGTTGCCCAATCTCTAAGGTCAAAAGACTCAGGGTACATAATTTTGCCATCAAAGACTTTATCTTGCCACAATGCGTACAATCTCCAAATCTGTTCTTCAGCTAATTGCATAAGGTTTGCTTTCTCAGCTAGTTTTGCATTAAGTAATTGGAACTCAGTTCTTAGTGCTACACCTGATACAACTCTTTCGCCTGTACTTCTAACAGCACCTACATGAGATAGTCTATTAATTGCTTCTACCTTTTCCTTAATCGTTTTAATAACACCATCTAAGTTCTGTCCTGATGGTTGTAGTAGGTAAGGTTTTAAAGCTGGGTCAAGATTGTCAGTCATTTCAATAATCGCACCAGCACCAGCAGAAGCATCAACATCTCTAGTCTTAACTAATGATGGGTGGTTTGCTAATCTAATTAATTGTTCTATCTCAGAGAACTCATTATAGATTGCTCTTTGTAAGTCAGCTATATCCGTTAGATCAGATATTCCTATTGCTCTCATAGGACTTCTTTGATTGTATAAAACTACTGCTGGAATAACCCCTAGATTATTAGGAATAGACTCCACTAACTTAGGATCGTTAGTACCTTTAGTTTTCATCACAACAGTATCAATTCTGTCTGTGTACCAAATTCTATAAGTAGTTTCCTCAGTACCAATGTTCTCTCTAACTTTTAAATAGTCTAAGTAATATTTACCTGAACTGGCTCTTGTATAATTCCAATCAATAACATTCTCAGGAGTAACAATATTAATATAAGGTCTGATCTCTTGGTTTAATTCTTCTGCTCTTGTTTTAGCATTAGAGTTTGGCTTATCTAAAATAGCCCAACAGTTTCCATATACAGAAGCATAAGTTTGTAGTTCTCTAAGCAAAGCTTCGTATGATCTACCCTCTAAGTCAGCATCATCTAAGAACATAGGAACAGTCTTATCGTCCTCTAAGCTACCTAGTTCTCTGACTGGTTTAATTCTAAATAGGAATGAAGAATAAATATTAACAATGTTTCTACAGTGGTTATCTACTGGAGTGTTTTGTATTCTTCTGTAGTATTCGTTCTCAAGTTCTAATTGATATTCTTGTAAGTATTTTCCGTCTTTGTATTCCTGTCCACCTAAGAATGATCTTATGTAGTATTCCCATCTTGGAGAATAGTTGGAGTAGTCTTTGTTCTGTTCTAAAATTTGATCTCTTGAATATGCCATTAGCTAAATCTTTTCGGTTGTGAAGGCGGTAGATTACTTGAGATAGGGAAGATGTATTCTATTGCGTAGCCTAGTGCATCAGTCATATGGTCATGCCCACTTTTCTCAGGTTGATTTGTACCTTCTTTATACATTTGTTTCGTTAAACTATTAATAAGGTTTTTGCAAGAAGGATCAATTAATATATTTCTATTACCATCAAAATTCTTCAATCTTGAATTAACACTATTGATTCTATCTCTTACTAGAGCATGAGTATTTTTACACTTAACATTTAAACCAGCATTGGTCAATATAGTTAAATCAGTCCTACCACCAGCAGAAGTCTTGCGTTGTCTTGAAGCTGGGTCAGGATATACAATGATCTTATTCTTAGGATATCTGCTTAATAGTTCGTCAATAAACTCATCTGTATTACTAGAATAGATAACTATCTCATCAAAGAACTCAGCTACATTATTCTTTAAATGAAATAAACAAGCTGACATGGGATCAATGTTAAAGTCTAAACCAACATGAATAACTGCTTGTGGATCATACTTACATGGTTTAACATTCTGTTCCCTATCAAAGTTGTAGTAAATAACACCAGCATAGGTTTCAAAAGAAGCTAAGTATTCTTGCTTGAATGATCTCTCATCTAGGTCTTTCTTAGCTTGTTCAATCTCATGTGGTTCTACCTGTCCACCTTCTACAGTTGTATATTTCCATGACTGCCACTCAGGATCATCTGACTTACCCTTCTGATACATTTCATATGACCAATTACCTACCCCTTTAGGAGTACCCACAAATAAGACTGATCCGTTTGCGTGTTTGTCAGAGATAGTAGGTCTAAGAACTTCACTCCAAGCTTCTTCAGGTACATCAGAGAACTCATCAATAACTAAGAAATTAAGTCCAACACCTCGTAAATTATCTGCTGATTTATCTGCACCCTTTAAACTGATCTGACAATTATTCTTTAGTACAACTGTTAGTTCTGTTTCGTTAATGTACTTATGCCATCTTAATTGTTTGACTACCTTCTTCAAGTTCTTCCACATAATCTCTTTAGACATTCGGTAAGTAGGACTCACATAAAAGATTTTACCATTAGGATTATCTCTACCTTTTCTTAGTAGTTCCATCATACAAAGATGAGTCTTACCAAACCTTCTGCCTGTAATTAGAACTCTAAATCTTTTGTTAGATGCTATGACTTCTCGTTGTGGTTCAGATA